GAATGTATCTGAGATCTTACCTCTTCAGGATCTGTAAGCTTATTATATGTGTCTTCTTTATGTAATGCAGGATTATACTCTGGAGTATTTTTATTTATATACTCTCTATCTTTAAAAGTCATTAAATTATCATGAGTTAATTCATGTGCATATAAACTATTAACTAATTTAGGATTTTTTTGTACAAAATTCTTGTTTAAGTTTATTTGTTTATTACCTTTATTATCAATGTAACCTTCTCCATGAATAGAAGGATCATCTACTAGACTAGGAGTAACATCATAAAATGAATTATTAAGATCTTTATTAAAATAATTGTTATATCTTTTTACAATTCTTTCTGTACGTCTAGGACTTTTTATACCTGCATCTGCAATTTGGTTTCTTAATATGTTATCATACATAGGTGAGTTATACCAACCTTTTACATACTCTGTAGCATTAGTAACATCTGGAGCTTGTTCAGTTTTATCCCCATCCAATCCATCAATTGAACCTCCAAATTTCTTTTTATCTTTCATTAGAGGATCAATTAAATCTGATTTTGCATCATATACTTGAGTTCCTATATGAGCACCCATTATTTTATTTACACCACTAGTAAATTTTTTTGCAGATTTACTTGCACCAGCTCCTGCTGCAATGGCTTTAGCATTTTTTAAAAATTTATACCCTTTTCCAAATGGTACTAATCCTGCAACTCCTCCAACATTATCACCTTGATAAAAATCTATAGCAGAACCTGCTAAACTTGCAGGATAAAAAACTGTACCTGCAGCATCTATTGCATATTTATATGCTTTATCTGGATTATATACTTTTTCTTTAAAAGCATTATTGTTAGTAGCAATAGCTGGTGTCTTTACAGTTGACGTAGCATCTTTTTCAGATACATATTTATTATTATCTAAACCATCTAACCACCCACCTTTTCTAAACTCTTGTCTTCCAGTATTATTACCCTTATTAATATACCCACTTGGCTTACCTTGTATTTGTAATGCTTTACTTCCTGTGTAGTTTTGTATATTATTTTTAGAACTAGGTATCTCTGGTACTATTACATTTCCAGCTAATTTAGGTTCTAAAGAATTGTATATAGGTTTAATACCTAAAGGTTTAATAGGTTCTAATTTAGGTTTAGCTTTAACTAAATTAGGTTTTGGTTTTGCAATTGGAGGAACACTATTTGTAACATCTGGTTGATAGATAGGTCTAGTTTTAGGAGCAGCATATTCATCTAATATTCCAACACCTTTTTTACCCATAAACCCATCTGATAATTTTTGTTCATGCTCTTTAATAGGTTTAGGAATCCGTTTTATCAATGGATTTTTAACCATGTTAGTTAGTGTTTCTATTAATTTTTTTTCAGATTCTCCATCTTCCTTGCTTTGCCAATCTGAAAAAGTAGTATTAGGATCTTTTAAAAAATTATAGTCTTTTACAAATAAATTTCTTAAAGTTACACTATCTTTTTCAGCTTGTTTAGCATTTAAATAATCTTCTTTATTTGTATATATTTTAGGCTTTCTTTTATTATCTGTAGGCATATCTTAATGTGTTGATTGTCTGTAAAATGTTATAATTGGATGAACAATCAATCTTTGATTATCTTTATTAACAAAACTAAGTTCTGTTTGTAAATACATATCTCTTAATCTAGGTTTAGATAAAGTAGAATAAGTAGCATTAGCAACATCTCTTTCTATTTGTAATTTCCAATCTCTCTCTACCTTATTAATATTATCTTGTGGGATTAATGTAATAAGATTAGTAGCTTGATTTTCAGTTCTATGTTGTATTGAATCAATAGTAATTAAATTTTGCAATACACCATTAGTATCATATACTTCAGTTTGATATTGTTGATTATCCCAAACCTTAGTTTGTAATGGGTTTTCATTAGTTAAGAACTTTAATTTACTTGGAAAATAAGTATCATAGAACTGTCCATAATTACCTTTGTTATGCCAGTAACATTTATTATCTCCTAAACTACTAAACACTCTAGTATTTAATTTAAAGTATATTTTAGGTTTAAAACTATAGAAGCTTTCAAATGCTTGCATCTTCTCATTGTAACCTAATGTAAAGCTATTCTCAGGATTAACCTTATCTAAGAATGTATAATATATTGTTTGATATTCTGTATCATATACACCGTGAACACCATTAAATAATTTATTAATGTTATTGTTAACACTTTGTAATTTACTAAACAAACCTAAGTTATCAGATATACATTCTAATCCTTCTCCTACTTTAAATATCTTTTTAATACTATCATCATAATGATATATTGCACTATTAGTATTAATAATACTATACTGATGTATTGTACCAGTTTCTTTAGTAATGTAGTCATATCTAAGCAATACTTTATTATTACTTAAAACTATACTACCATCAGCTCCTTGAACAGCACCTCTTTCATTACTACTAGCAACACCTACTCCATTAGTTTGGTAAAAGAATATTTTATTCTTATTAACAACTAATTCTACAATAGGGCCTTGTGTACCTTCAACATCTAGATAATCTACAAATTGAAAATCTCTCCAGCTATCAATTACTTCACCATCTATCTTAGGTTTAGAGTGCCATATTCTATTAGTATATTGATCTACCTCATTAGCAAAAAACATACTAGGTGGAAAATACTTTTGAATATTATATTTTTGATGGAATACATCATTGTATTTAAATTCAGATAATAAGAATCTACTTGTTCTTAATACTAGATTAGCAGTATCAGGACCATCATTGATCATCCTTTTATTAACATTATAAGAAGATGCTTTTGTTGCTAATAAACTAAGACCCCCAGTTGCATATATTGACCAATATCTTACAACTTTAGCGGCAGTTTTAGCTATTTTAAATACATTACTTTTTTTAGTTACTGGTTCAGCATCTGTTTTTAAATCAGAGTATTCATTTAAATCATCTAAAGATAAACTAATAATAGGATGCTCACCCTCTCTTAAAGTAAAGTTAAAACTAGCTTCACAAGGAAATATATGATACATTCCTTTTTTAGTTCTAATAGGATCTTGATATCCAGCAGGTCTTACTTGGTTAAAATAATAAGCATAATCTACAGCATCATAAACTCCTAAGTAAGTATCACCTAAATTAGCTTTGATATTATAAGTCCTATCACCAACTCTTGTTGTAAATGAATAAAATTCACTAGCAGGTATATACTCATTATTAGCTCTGCTAGTATATCCTACCCCACCATATTGATTAATACTAATTTCTCTATTATAACTTACTGTATAATCACCACTATAATCTATTTTTCTAATAGTTTCTTTATTTTCATCTGAAAATAATTTAGGTAAATAAGATTCATTATCACCATAAATTTCAAAATTAATCTGGTAATTAGTATCTGGAAACATTGTTGTTGAAACAGGTACTGCTTCAACATTATCATTAATACCTCCAAATGTAGAATCTGTAACAATAAAATGTTTTTTATCGCCAATACCTAAAGTCATATGAGGCCTTAATAATTCTTTTAGTACTTTTGAAGATATATTAGGAAATACTCCTATAAGCTGGGGCCCATTAGGCGGAGGTGCTGCATTATATTTTCCAGAAGCATCCATTAAATAATCATTAATACCTGCAACTATATTATCAGTTTGTACTATTTGTCCTCTAGGATTAGATTGTGGTACAGAAGATATATAACTATTTGAAAGTACAAAACCTACTGCAGAACCATTATCACCTGCACTTCCTGTAAATAAAGAATCAATTCCAGTACCTAATAATTCACCAGGTTGTAATACTTTTTCAGTTTTAATATAAATCCTTCTTAAATCAGAATCAGCAACTCTGTTCCAATTTATATTTAAACCTCTGTACCATTTTTTTAAATATGCTGATGCATCTAGTATATTATAAAGTCCTACACTTGTATCTCTGTGTATTTCATTTATAATTTTACCATTTTGTTCAAACATATTAATAGGTTTTAAATAATCACCTTGTTTAAAAGTATATTTATTAAAATCTACAGTAGGCGATATTACATATCCTACGTTACCTTTTTTTTGTGGCGAACTAATAACACTCTCAGAAAAACCTCTTTGCCCAAGACTTAATACATTTTCATGTATACCTGCTACTTTTTTAGCTAATGTTTTCCTAAACTTATCTTTAACAGTTTCTTTAATTTTATCTATTGTTTTAGGAAAAAGTACTTTTATTAAAGAGTTACTAGAAAAAGTACCTCCAGTAGTATTAACAGCACCATCAAGAACTGTTTCTACAAAATCAGAAAGATCATTAATATTTGTAAATTTATTTATTGGAATATCTAAAGTATATAACTTTCTATATAAAGTTAGAGCTAAATTAGTTACTACCTGTTTTTTAATATTGTTTTTAATACCAAAAAGATCATCAGTGCCATCAATATCATCAAGAAATTGATCTACTATATAACAAAATACTGTTACAATAATATTAATAATTTGTTCTTTTGGTAAATCAGTAATATTATATCTTAAAAATTCATTTAATCCGCCAGTAATACCTGTACCAAATCTAGTCTTATCATTTTCTTGTCTTTCAACATATACTATTTTAAACCCACTAATTTCTTCAGCCAGATCTTGAGGTATATTAACATCAAAATCTATATAAGTAGAATACATTGTTAATGCGCCAGTACCATCATCATAACTTGATAACAAAGACATAGGATTACTAGCTACTTCATTAAAGTCAGGCATCTTAATATCTCCTACCCAATTAACATAAGAAGCTTGTCCTTTTTTATTATAGAAAGTAATACCAAATCTATATACTTCTCCGCGTTGCCAAGATACTTGACAACTAGCTTTATAAGGAGATTTTAGCGAGCTAAAACTTCCATTGTTATTAGTAACATGATTAGGTACACCTATAAGAACATTACTATTATCTACTTTTGTTTTAATAAAAGGAGGTTTATTAGAAACTAGCTGAGCTTGATGATCCATAACCATACTAGTTGTACCAAAAGTATATTTAATATTTGGACCTTGTCCACCTAGAGTTACACCATTTTGTTGAAACTTATATTGTTGGTTATTAAACCAATTGGTTGTATTCCCATTAGGAATTAACCCAAAAACTTTACCACTCTCATCATTATAAGGATTTATAACATCTAATAAATCGTTATTAGGATAGCTAGTAGTAAAGCTATTAACATTTCCATCTAATTCATATGTAGTAGCTTGACCTGCAGCATTGTATCTATAAGCTCTGTAATCTACATTAACTTTAAACATATCATTTGTAGTGTTAGCTGCGAATAATATGTTATCTTTAACTTCAATAGTTCTAGCCTTTTCAAAAGGAGCATACATTATATTAAACTCTTCTGTTGTAAGAATTGAAGTATCACTATATAAATCAGTAAAACTTTCATTCTGATTAGTATATAATGATATTTCTTTATAAGGATATATAAATATTTCAGGTAAGTCAGGCTGATTATAATATATTAAAGCATACTGAATCATTTGATAATCCTTATCAATATTAGGTATATAAAACTCAATGCCTTTATCAGAGTCAATAACTTCCTTAGTATCTGTAGCAGTCATAATATCAGTAGTAATATCAATAGTATCAGCT